GCCACATACACAACGCCACGTTGCCTCACGTCGATCCGGACGATATGGCGACCGTTTTGGACGGTATACGGAAACGTATAGCAGTACAGATGCCGAAAATGTCTGATCACCATCGTGCCGAACTTAGAAAGTTCACGATGGAATTTTGTATAGAAAACTTAAAACCACTAGATGCATATTCTGATGTAACTGTTGACACTTGGCTTAATAGCACTCATTACCCGGCCTACAGGCAGGATGAATTGAGGAAACTTAACAAAGAAATTCTTGATCCATATGATAAGAAGATCTGTAGAAAGGTCAGAAGTTTCATTAAGGATGAACATTATGTGGACTATAAACATGCACGCACTATAAACTCACGCACCGATAAATTTAAGACTTTAGTTGGTCCCATATTTAAACTAATTGAAAAGCAGATCTTTAAGCTCAAATGGTTTATTAAAAATATTCCCGTGGAACAGCGTCCAAAATTCATTTTGGAAAGGCTGGGTGGCCAGGGGACAAAAATATTAGCTACCGACTTTAGTTCTTTCGAAGCACACTTCGATGAACTTATGGAAGATGTTGAAATGATCATGTACAAGTATATGGTCCAGCATTTACCTACCGGCGCACACTTCTTGAAAATGCTTGAAGAATCAATGCTCAATACCAATGAGCTGCAATTCAAGTATGTATCAGTTAATATTAAAAGAAGAAGAATGTCCGGCGAAATGTGCACCTCTTTGGGAAATGGGTTTGCAAATTTAATACTTATGAAATATATATGTAAATTATTCAATGTAAAACACGATGGTTTGTATGAAGGCGATGATGGATTGACACACTGGCATGGTCCAGCACCCACACATGCTTTCTTGTACAACGAGTTAGGACTTGATCTCAAATTAACAGAAGTAGCAGTATTAGAAGAAGCTAGCTTTTGTGGAAATGTCTTTGACAAAACTGATTTATTAGTAGTAACGGATCCATTCAAACAATTGGTATCTTTCGGATGGACTACAGCCTTTTATCTCAGAAGCAAAGACAAAAGAATGAAGGAATTATTAAGGTCTAAGGCCTTGTCGCTTTTATATAGTTATAGAGGCAATCCCGTTTTATCTGAACTTGCACAATATGCTCTTAGGATGACAGATGGTTATCGCGCCAGAGCAACACAGTGCAAGAATTCTTATGAACGGGAAAAACTTCGATTAGTTATTGAAGCGACAAAGGAAGGTCTGCCTATAATAGAACCACCAATCAACACAAGACGACTCGTTGAAAAATTATATGGTCTTACAATAGAA